GTATTTGACGGAATTGTTGGGCGTCAATCGAATCGTTTTCATCAGGGTCTCTATTAAATCTTCGCAAATAACCATTTATTTTTGCATATCCATCTGCTGTGTAGTCATTCAAACTTCTTATTTCTTCACGGGAGATTCCAACGGGGTCTTTGCTACCGTCAGTTTTAATTCCATATTTTTCAAAGTATGTATTTTGAGCGCCTTCACCCTCGGTTTCTTCGTCAAAGTTACCTGAAGCCCAAGAGCCGTGGCTAGATTGGTCGTGGTCACCGTGTTTTGTTACTTCTTCTTCATCTCTAATAAATGGGATGTCATTAAATAGGTTATGAAAAGTCATGCCTAAGTCAGCGCCTTTTTTAACTACATGAGGCTCTACCATTTTGACTTCGATAACCGTAAAAGTTTTAGGTTCTTGACGCTTCCAAGCATTGACAGTAATGCGACTTGCATCTTCTTTGACTCCGCTTGGATTTCGGTCATTCGTATACTTTATAGTAGGAGTCTCAATTTTGGAAAAGTCGCCCGAATTGATTCCATCTTTTAGAGTTTTGAAACGAACCGCAGACTCAGCATCGGATTTACTGCCCCAACTTGGGTCATTTGGGTCGGAAACTCTGTAAATCGTTTGGTCATCTCTATCCTTAAAAGTAGTGCCTATGACAGCCGAGCGAGACCAATAAGGAACTGTTATTTCTGATTTGCCTACAACTTCAAACTTGCCGCTTGTAATAGTTTCAAAATCTGAAGGATACCAACTGTTTTCAGGATTTACTGATACGCCTTTTGCGCCTTCTTGAATTTTTAAGATTACTTTAGAGTCATTTGGGGTCTTAGACCTGTCTACTGCATACCATTCAGCCACGCCAAGTGAACGAGTTGTTGAAACTAAAGGCATATCAATAGTGTCGCCTTTTTCTAAGCGCGTAAATTGTTCAAGCAATGCTTTTGATTCTTCATTTCCACCCGCCATGCCGCGATATAAAGTTGGTTGAGGGCGACCATTAGCGATTGCATTTAGGACTGCTTCAGTTTGATTCCTTACTGCTTCAGTCGATGAAGCACCAAACCCGCGTTGAGTTAAATAGTTTTCAGAGCCGCCAACATCTTTATCGCTTTTAGGGACTGGCAAGCCAAGCATTTCACCCGCATACTGACGGTATAAATCTACAAACTGGTCACCATCAACGCCGTGTTCCCAGTTATCCCAAAATTTTGGTGTGGTTCCTGTCGCGTTACGGGGCGCATCAGGAACTTTTTCTTTAGGACTCCAATTAGATAATTCTTCTGTTACCCCAGTAGCCCATGAACCGTGGCTAGATTGGTCGTGGTCGCCGTGTTTAAGAACTGGTTTGTATCCAACAGGTAATGTAATTATGTAAGTCATGAGCGTCTCTCAGGCGGAATGATTACCATGGTGCAACGACAATTAGGGTGAACTCTTCCTGGGGTCTCATGGCCGCTAGAAAATGTTTCGTTCCAAGGAACTATTTCACCATCTAACTCAGAACATATATCGCAAGTGCGTTCATCTTGAGCAATAATCCACATTTTTTGTGACTCAGCATCTACATAACCTTGTTCAGCCGCTTGATTCCATCCCTCTTGGCGTCCTTCGTTCTGAGCAATCTGAATTTCTGTGCGAGCAATCATTGTTGCTCTTTTGCTCTTTAGAGACTCTGAATAACGAGTAGAGCGTTCGATTGCTTTAGCCCGAGCGTTTGCTTCTTTCATTCCGCCCTTGACTAATCGTGCATACTCATTTTTCTCAAAGTTAGTAACTGCATCAGCCCATCGTGGATGAAGCCCTACAACATTTTTAATTCTTCGTGCTGTTGCTCTGTAATCCAAGCCCTCATTAAAGGCGTCGATAATTGCTTTACGAACCGAGTTGCGGGTCATCGCGTCAATTGAGGTAATAAGTTCTCCAGCACGGCGGCGAGCAAAGGCTAAAGAATTTGGGTTTGTCTTATTGAAAGACATATTGAATTCAACTCGAGGTGGTTTTGATTGCGCCCATGCAGGAAGTTTTGTAAATTCCATATTAGCCATTGCTGGTTTGTTTTCTATCTTTACCTTTGATGGCGAGAAGGCTGGAAGGGCTAACTTTGGAGCAATCTTTTGAATTTCTTTGATAGCATCTTTACCGCCGAGGTCAATCGAATTCATCAAAGATTCTTGAATCTTGCTTTGACTGGCAATAGTGATTGAGTTTAATAAACGCTCTAAAGTTGCAGGGTCCATATTGCGAAGCAAACTTTCCAACTGGCGCATTGAGATTTTATCCGTGGCTCGCTGGATAGATTGGTAAAGAGTGCGAGCAAGTTCTTGCTCTTGAGGGGTTAGTGGAACTCGCTTCTCACGCGCCTTAGCAAAATGAATTGCCATCTCTAACCAACTTCAGGAAGTTTCGGAGCCTCAGTTTGTGTAGGAGCAACAGGTAATTCTTCTTCGCCTGATGTAGTTGGTTCTTCAGGCATAGGAGGCATCCCTGCGCCTTCAGGCATAGGAGGCATACCAAAATTCTGTCCATCATGTTCGGCAGGTGGTAATCCAGCGAGGTCGCGTAGATACTCTTCCAACTTAGGGTCAGGAACAATAGCGCCTGTTTGAACTAGGTTTCCAACAAATCCAGCAATTTCATTCAAATCAACATGGCTTACTTCGCCGTAAGTTAGATAAGGGGCGCGAGAAACATCCATGCCGTTTAGTTTGAGTAAACGAGGAATTGCGTGTTGGTTCATTACTTCAGCAATGTTCTTAGCAATTGAATCAACCGACATTGACCACAAATCCATCTTGGATGTTCCAAGAGCGTAAGAGCCAACTCGGTCAGAGCCAAGAAGAATAAAGTCAGAAAGGATTGACATTGCAATTCTTTGGTCATAGCGTTGGATAACTTTGTCTGTATCAAACTGACGGGAACCGCCTGAAGATAGAAGAACTAAATCAAATACTTTATGTCCTTGGTCGTCATACATAGAGGGCATAACAATTCCCTCTTGCTCATTGCGCTTGATAGATGTAACAATGTTTTGGATTGATGCAAGAACTGAGGCTTGCTCTGCTGTTGCTGTTGATGAAAGAAACTCAGGTGGCACATAGGCAACTGGTAATCCAGCCAAGTCACGCTCGATACCGATTGCTTCAATCTCTTCAATACGGCGCTTGAAATACCAAGAGCGGTAAGAGTTACGAAGAAGGGAGCGACCTTCAGGGTTATTCTTTTGTGAACTGGTGCGGAACAACAAAGCCTTTTCGATTGGGATTGAATGGATTCCGCCCGAGGATGGGTCCACTTGAACCATTCCTTGAATACCGCCATCATCATCCATCATCCATCGGAATAATGTTTCTTGAGCGCGGATAGGCATTTTGCGCCAGCCGATACGACCATCGTTATATTTAGATTTACGCTGTGGGTTTTCGTTATCTCCATCACGGACTTTGTAAACAATTTCGTGGAATGAGAAACCAAAGACCAACATGGAAAGCATTTGAGATAGTGCAGAGTCCCAAGACTCACTCATATCATGCAGACAAGATTCTACGAACGCCGCTACTTCTTTATCTTCAGGAGAAATATCTCCATCTTTAGAATTATCTGAAAACGGGTCGATGCGCCATTCAAGGCGAGTGATAACTTTTTCGATTGCGAATAGCATGGAGCCAATGGTCGGGTCATTGTCCGCCATCTCTCGATAGATTCTTGCGCCGCGTTGTCCGCGGAGGTTTACTAAAAATTCTTCAAAGACTGTTCCGCCTGAACGACGCAGACCAGTAGAGCCGAACTCTTGCAAGTCGGGTGTTATATTCTCAGCCATCTAACCCTCTACTCTTTGGTTGCTAATCCTACGACGATTGCTATTGCCTGTTCTTGATTAAATCCCGCGGTCAATAACTCCGAAAATAATTCGTGAGTCTGAATGGCGAAAGCCCCCAAAACAGACACGACTCCCTCACCATTCGGTAAAAGGTTATCATGCACCCGTAGATTATACCGTTAAGCGGATTTAGCCTTTTTATTCTCCGTCTAGGACAAACTCAAAAGAGTTAATTCTCTTGGAAGTAATTCCTAGAGCAGACTTCAAAGCCAAATCTCTATCTCCTACCTGAGCAAAGAGACGATTTTCTAATTCGCCACCGATTGCATCAAAGCGTCGGAAGTAGATGTTATACGGCAAAGCATCCTGTTGAATGTTTAACTCAATCTCGACATACTCTTTTAGAGCAATCTCTTGAGAAACAAATGGTTTTCCATTTGAATCAACAACAACTTTTGAACCCGCTAATTCTTTTGTGAAGAAATCGGTCCAAGCCATTTACAACCCCTTTCGAGAGTTTATTAACCCCAATAATACTACATCAGGGTTAGAAAGGAAACGACTCAGGAACCTCGGGTTCTTTCTTCCATGTTGGAGCCGACCAAGGGTCTATCTCGCTATCGCCCTCGGCATTGCGGCGGACATCGACAACTTGAACTATGTGGCGCTTTAGGTCTACGCCGACATTGAAAGCGGTTACTGACATCTTGCCTTTTTTCTCACCCGTGTTTTTATCGTCCCAAGATTCCCAAACAGCGGTGCCTTGGATGATTACGCCCATTCCCTTTTTCAAGGACTCGGCAACATTCTCTGCAAGTTTGTTCCAGCACTTAACTGACCATGGAGTGACATCGGTATTTTCCCAAGTGCCATCAGGTTTCTTTTGTGACTTAGAAGAAATGATTGTAAAAGTTGCCATTGCTTTTCCGTTAGGAGTAAAGCGCAACTCAGGGTCACTCGCTAAGTTTCCTGCTATTGCTATTGCTGTCATGCTACATGCCTCTCATTCGTTATTGGTTTGGCGATTATGTTTAGTTGTTTTCTTATTCTGTCGCGTTCTTTAGTAGATTTTCCACCCCAAATGCCGACTACTTTGTAATGTAACGCATAGGTCAGACATTCCTCTTTCCAATAGCATCCATCACAAATCTTCTTGACTTGCTTGTTCTCCTCCGTTATTAAATTCTTCTCGGGGAAAAAGTAATTCGTCTCTATCCCCCAACAACTCGCTCCCTCGAAATTCCATGGCATCAATATCTTCATCGGGTTCCTCTCCAACAATTAGACGATTAGGGGAAGCGGCATCTAACTTAGCCAAAATTCTCCCGTTTCGCCATACCTTGCCAGCAACTACTCCATCATAAAACCCAGGCTTAGGTTGAACTAGAGATTCACACTCTTGCCAATAAATACATCGGGAACAATAGTTAAGTGCGGGTTGCGCCAAATCTAAATTGAATTGGTCAAAGAGCCAAGGGTCGGCTTCGCGGCACGGCGCCTTAGATGTAAATGAACCCATGTTGAAATTTTACCGCTTTACTTATCAGAATCTTTGATTGTGTCCTTGCGTGTCGCCCATTCTCCGTAGCGCTCGGTAATCAGTTTATTTAATAACTCTTGTCGCTCTTGTTCATTCATCGGTCTGTTGGTCTCTGAGTCCGACATCATCATTACCCTCCCAGTTTTTTAATCCGTGGTGAACTAATCCAAGGTGACGCCAATCAGGATTTTGGTCGTCGGCAAGAGTCAGGGTCCAGTAATCCTTATCGCCTTCTCCCATCCATTCGGATACAAGAACCCATCCCGTGCAGATTGCAGGTTCAATAAAGGCGATGCGCCCGATTTCGGCGA